AACTATTATATTGACGAAAATGGCGGATACGTAAACAAAGAGCACATTGTCACGAAAAATATGGTAAGCTATATGGATAACACATTCGAGCTCGGATACAATCGAGACTTTGATTGTCGTTATGTCGGACTCGAAGACGTCCGGTTGCTTGAACATAACGGCGAAACCCATTTCACTGCAAACCGCGGATTAAGTGACGGAACCATGACAGTCGAGTATGGCACTATCGATTACGATAATCGCTGCGTAAAGTCAGCATTTTTAGTAAAAACCGACGGATATTCGAACATTGAGAAGAATTGGGTCTTGTATGCCGGATCCGACAATCATCTTAGGGTTATTTACAAGTGGTGGCCCATGACATCTTACGAGATCGGTCATGCAAATACCTTGATAAATAAAGTTGAGATTACTGGCGTGCCCAGATTCTTCGAACTGCTTCGAGGATCGACCAATGGCATTCGAGTAGGCGCTGAGACGTGGTTTATTGCACACGCGGTTTCATACGAAGATCGCAGATATTATTACCATATTTTAGTCGCGCTTGATACAAAGACAAACCAGGTGAAGAGATGGTCCAAATTTTTCACTTTTGCTGGTGAAAAAGTCGAGTACGCCCTTGGTTTTATTCGAACCAGCGATGATGGATTCTTAATTGGATACTCAACTATGGACAAAACATCCGACGTTCGTAAAGTACCCAAGGCTGCTTTAGATGATCTGTTTTCCACATTATAAACCGCCACCAAATCTGCGTTTTTTAACTGTGCAAAACTGTAAAAGAAAAAAATAAAATTAAGAACCAAATATTAACTTAACTTGTAACAAAATATTTACAACACGCCCTTAAAAGATTTACGATGCCATTCGGTGATTCCATGATTACGAATGCCTTCGAAGTGTGCCTTGGTTCCATATCCCATATTGGTGTGCAGCGAATAGTGTTCTTTTAGCTCTGGATTTTTTTCACACAGTTCTTCCATGTAAGTGTCTCGCTCGTTCTTCGCGAGGATTGATGCAGCCGCGATTGACGAATAAGTCCCATCTCCCTTTTCCACAGTTTCATGCGCAACCGTTATTAATGTTTCCGTCTCTTCATTGTATCGACTATACGGCCGAAAATAGTTTCCATCTACAAGTAACAGAGTATTTTCCAAACTAAGATTCTTCTTTTTAATAATTTCGCTAATACAATGATGCATCCCGCGAATAACGCAGTTTAAAATCCCAGTCGAATCGATTTCAGCAGCCTCTGCATAATAAATATGCCATGAAACCGCATTTGTTTTAATATAATCGGCGAGTTCCGTCATTTTTTTGCGCGATTTGATAAGTTTGCTGTCTTTCATCAAATCATGCCGAAAATTGTCTTTAGGTAAAATTACAGCAGCCACGTAGACCCGGCCAAACAGAGGTCCGCGGCCAGCTTCATCGATACCGATTTCAAACTCATAAGCCGAATTATGAAACGGTTTCAGCGATTTTGCCATCTTTAAATTTTCTCCAAGTAAAATATATATTTATGATGTTTAAAGAAATTAAGCTTACACCATTGCTACTATTTATTATACTTTTACTAGTATTGGTGATTGCAACTGCTGTGAAAAATATGGGACTTGTATCCGAGGGGTTCAACAGCTATTTGTATAGCACCGACAGTTTCACAAACCAAAAAGTCATTGCATACGACAATGGTCGCAACATTACCAAATTATACGACGATATTTTCTACGATCCCAGAAACGGAAACTCGGTGGTTATCTATGGAACACAGTACACAACCTCAGACGACATGGCCGGCGACTCAGTTTCCAAAATCGATATTTTGTCGAGAAACGGCGACGCAGATATTGCAAGCTACGTTAAAGGAAGCAACTGCCAAAAATTGAGCCAGATCTCGGATGAAAGCAAAAAGACGGGCATCGACGCAATTGACAAACAGTGGTCCAAAAAATTTACCAATAATCAGCTTTGCTGCGTTACTTGGGGAACAAAGACCTTTTTGTATGTTATGGACTTGACCAAGTCTGTTATTGCTGGCAACACCACCACAGGCAACACCAGTGTAACCTACTCGGGTTCTTACCAACCAGCGGTGTCTGCTTACTTTAAGGACAGCGAGCTGATACAATCTGCAAAATATATTACAGGCCAAGCCGATATCGATGCCAAGCGCACCATCTATTTGCAAAGCACATATTCATATGCATCTGACGGAAATGACGACAAAAATGTGGTAGACGACTTTTATGACTCGACTCGTGGTCTCTACCAGCTAACGAAGAACGTAAGATACGACGTGAAGAACGGCAATTTGTTGATACAATCAAAAATCGGCCCAAGTCGACAGGTTGACGTTTTCTACAGAAATGCCAGACATTTAGACATTTTGGCCCCGGACCTTTCGCTAACCAGTTCTATCACAACCAGCACCGAAGCGTCCAACAAAACCTTCTCCCAAACTTCCAACAGCCCCTACTTTATCCAAGACAAACTCGATAATCATACCGTTATGGTCTGGCCCAATGACGACAACACTACAATCATTGTGTTTGCCAATGCACTCGATGCAGATGGTTCTATTCGAGTTGTCAAGTACAGACAATTTTTGAAAGACAGAGTTTACACTGGTTCTGCAAATAACTATGGATCAAGTTCTGGCTCTGAATCAGGCTCTAAATCCGACATTAACGGAAACTCCGATTTACTAAATGCTTTTGCACGTTGGTATATTTATTTCAACTCAGACGCAACCATAGACGGCACTATTAATTCCAGCGATTATTTACTAAAAACCCAAATAGTGCCCCCTGTATGTCCCGCATGCCCCGGTTGCAGTGGTTCTGCTTGCACAAACTGCGGCGGAAATGGTGGATCAGGAACCCAAACTGCCGGCCAGCAATCTCTTGCATTTGATAACAAAACTATTGTAGGTGCAACGGGCAATCTTGTGAACAACACCATTGGTACTGCCGGTAATGTGGTTAGTTCAACCATCGGAACTGCAGGCAATGTCGTAAATAAAACTGTCGATGTTGCTGGAAACGTCGTTGACAAAACCCTCGACACAGCCACCAATGTTGTCGGAAAAACCTTTGATACTGCGGGCAACCTTGTTGGAAAAACCTTTGATGCGGCCGGTAACTTACTCGGATCCACTGCAGATCGTCTTGGTCTTGACCGTGTCGGTTACAACCAATCTTATCGAGGACCTGTCAACACAAGTTCGAGTGCAAATGCGAATGGATATCCGTCAAGCGGAGCAAGTGCATACGAGTACAGACCCGGCAGCAACAACACCGGTGTCGCCACTTTGCCCAATGCCTCTCCCAAAGATCTGTATTCGTACAATGGCGCACTCCAGCCAAAGGGTGCCAACTTTATTCCTGTAACAACCGATTTCAGTCGATTTGGACGTTAATCGCGTTTGGTTCCAGTCAAAACAATACTTTTTTATTATAATTAAAGCCAATTTATTCAATTACAATAATGAACAAAATTTTCAATAGAGAACACATCGAAAACGAAATCTGCGAAATACTCAACAGTTTTGAAAAGAACCACAAGAATACAAATTTCAAAAAGGGCTTTTATATCTATGGATCCTCCGGTGTTGGCAAAACAACTTTCGTTATCGATATTTTGAAAAAAATGGACTACGACGTTATTCACTACGACGCCGGCGACGTGCGCAACAAAGCACTTATCGACAACATCGCCAGTAACAATATCGCCTCGTGCAACGTCCTCGATATGATGCACAAACGTGTGAAAAAAATTGTTATTGTGATGGACGAAATCGATGGCATGAATAGTGGCGACAAAGGTGGTCTCACTGCCTTAATCAAGCTGATACGCCAGAAAAAGACAAAAAAACAAAAGCTCGAAAATATGACACTGAACCCAATCATTTGTATCGGCAACTACAACGTCGACAAGAAAATCAAAGAGTTGATGAAAGTATGCAATGTATTTGAAATCAAAACACCAACGCCCGTTCAGATGAAATGCTTGATAAGAACTATGTTTCCAAAAGTCGACGAATCTCTTGTGGACGTGATTGAAAACTACGCCATCGGGGATTTGCGCAAACTGGGTTTTATTCAAAAATTGTATGACAAAAAACCGGAACTCATCAACTCGTCCATCTTGCAAAATATCTTGAATGTCAAAACATTCAACGAAGATACAAATAAAATCACAAAATCACTGATTGCGCGACCATACAAAATGGACGATCACAATACACTCATGAACGAAACAGACCGCACCACCGTCGCACTCTTATGGCACGAGAATATAATTGATGCAATTCCCGCGAAACCAGCACAGTCACTACCCTTCTATCTCCGTTTCTTGGACAATATCTGTTACTCGGACTATATCGACCGAATCACCTTCCAAAATCAAATCTGGCACTTTAACGAAATGAGCAGCCTCATGAAAACGTTCAATAATAATCGTTTGTATCACCTGTGCAAAAATCCAAAACAGGAAACTCCCGTCGACATTCGGTTCACCAAAGTCTTGACAAAATACTCGACCGAATACAACAACATTGAGTTCATTTACGACTTGTGCCAAAAGATGGATATGGATAAAAAAGACATTATCTCGTTTTTTCATGAGTTACGCATCTTCTATGCAGATAAAAAGCAAGATGTGGTAAACGACACCAACGTGTTGAATAACTTGGAAAAAATGTTTGAAACCTACGATATCAATAAGTTAGATATCAAACGAATGTATCGATATTTAGACCGAAATGTCAAAAAAGACGCTACTGTCGACGAGCTCGACGACGAGTAAATGCTTTCTTTTTTTTCGCATTTCGTCGTTTGCCCCTTCGGGTTGCACCACCCATTGGTAGAATCTTTTGTGTTCTTTTTGAAGTTTCACTATTATTGGGTTTCAACTTAAATTTTGGGGTTGCAAGTCTTTTTAGCCGATCACTTGCGTTATCATTATAAGCGCTTAATCGGAATGTATTACTTACAATATTTCCGATTGTGTTTTCATCCGACAAATCAAGACTTGATGAATTACTCGTTCGTGGTCTCGACGATTCATAACTATTCAAACTGCTCGAAGATTTTGAACGAATCGAATTCGCCGTTTGTGGTCTCGGCAAGTCATTTGACCAGTCTGTATCGGTAGAAAACGACGATTCGGACCGAGATGAAGGGGATGATGGTCTTTCAAATGAATATGAAAACGGAGACTCGGATCGAACTGAAGGCAACGATGATGATTCTTCTAAAGATAATGAAGACAACGACAATTCTGATAAGGAATCGTTACTTTTCGGCTTTGGCATTCTTAGCACTTTTCTTCTGAATTCGAGGGCTTTTCCATTTCCACTTGTGACTGCAACAACTTGTTCCAAAAACTTTTTTAATTTTGCTGCATTTATTTCTTCGTTAATGTCGGAACTGTCGTCATCGTCGTCGTTTTCACCTTGTTTTGATACGCGAATCTGTTCTGGACAAACTCCTATATTGTATCCTTCGTATTTACTTCCTTCCTTTGTATTTTCAAATGTAAACAAATCATTTAATTTCAATTCAAACAAAAATTCAGAAAACACCAATTTTGTTTTAGAATCAATATGTTTGTCGCACAATATTGAAGCCAATATATTATTTCCATCTTGATCTCGGAAATTTACAACACTGTCATAATTGTCTTGCTTAAAAAGTTTTTCACCTGATAAAACTGTATTTGTTTTTATATAATCCATAAACTTCATTTTATCAAAACTGCTTATTTCGGGTCTTGTCAAAATATAAAAAAATAAGTTATCGACTCCATTTCTGTACTCTTCCAAAATAAGACAACCAGGGATATCTAACTGAGTTTCGTTCTCGGGGTTTTTATACTTTTCACACAACTCGATAAGTCTATTTACTAAAGTTGAGTCTACAATTTTGATTTCATCCGAAAACTCTTTTGCAAAAGCTTTATCCGTTTCGCGCCATCTGGCAGTTTTTTCTAACCATTTTTTGTCAAACTCTTCTTTTTCTGTAGCAGTCAGTTTTAACCAATTATTCGCAGCTTTTGCTGTTAACTTTCGATCTTCGAGTTCACTCATCCTATCTCTATATTATTTATACAGTTTTTTTATAGACAGTTTGTATATACAAAATGTCTAAAAAAGCTCTTCTTATCGGAATCAATTACAATGATTCACCGAATGCCAAACTAGACGGTTGCATAAACGACGTCATCAATATGCGCAACGTTTTAATCGATGCTTATGGATACAATGCCGAAAACATTGTTTTATTGAGAGACGACGCGAATGATCCCAACTCAAAACCAACCACCGAAAATATTCTTAATAATTTGATATCTATCGTTTCGCAAAGCGCGAGACTTGGTGAAATTTGGATTCATTATAGCGGCCACGGAAGTCGTGTTCGTGATACAAACGGCGATGAAGTCGATACTTTGGATGAAATCATTGTTCCGTCTGACTATTTAACCGCAGGAGTCATAACCGACGACAAAATTTTCCAAATTGTAAGCAAAAGTCGATGCCGTACAATGCTCGTATTTGACAGTTGCAATAGTGGGACTGTGTGCGACCTAATGTGGAACTTTAATGTAAATGCGCAAAAACGAATTGTATCATCAAAGACCAATAACAATGCAGTCTCGAACCCAAACATCGTATGCTTATCTGGTTGTCGCGACGAACAATCAAGTGCTGATATTTACAGCACTTTTACACAACAGTATTGCGGCGCCATGACAAGCGCTTTAATCGAATGTTTACGCTGGAACCGACACAATGTTGACATCAAGAAGTTGTTTGTCGACATTGTATTATTCATGACCCAAAATAACTTTACTCAGGTTCCACAGTTAAGTTCCACCGCAAAATTACCCGCGTTCCAAATTACACGCGACCTGACCCGAGGCGTTGTCGCAGCCAACTACGGCACCACATCTTCCACTGTACGAAATGCCATGAAAAATATTTTATTTGGACGTTAGCGAATCGATTCTGAACAAGGGCTCTGACTTTGAAGATTCGCCCAATACTGGAACAGGAGTTGTTTGCGACTTTACTGCCAACATTTTCTGCAACTGCATGTTTATACTTTCAAGTTCCTGTATGCGCTTCTCGTAGACATGAATTTGCTCATTTTGTTTAGTCAACATCTCCACCACCTGTGGCGCAGTTAGAGCAACCGGTGGTTTCCCCGGCTGGTTCAACATGATTTGCCCATTCTTTGCCATCTCGTCTTGTATCATTTTTTCGCGATCTTTTTCGATTTGGGCGATTTGTTTTAGCACATCTGGTTTCATTTGCGGCTTTCCGGGCTCATACTTTTCCAACAAGGGGTCAATCTCTTCCATGAAAAACTTTTTAATTTCCGCTTCTTTATCCAGCTTAATAAAATCTGTCACCTTTTTCGGCGACTCTCGTACGTAATCGGGATGCGGATTATCCAACAACTTGCGCTTATCGAATGTGTTTTGCTCATGAGAAAAGCATAAAATCGTTTTCATCGGATCCAGTTGGACAAATGGGATCGTGTATCCTTTCAAAAACTCGCGCTCCTCCGCCACCGCGGCGTGGTCTTGGTACCGCGTTTGTTTCAATAGTTCAGATCTGAATGCAAACGTTCCTGCTGTCGCGTGATTCGGGCCATAGGGACCAAATTGAATCATCTTTTGTATATGCTTGAAATAAATGTAAATCTCACTCGACCCTGCACACAATGCATGTTTGTTTTCCATTAAGGTTTCAACCGCATGTGACACGCGATCCGGCGGATAGTAGTCATCGTCATCCATATATACAATAATACTGCCAGTCGCCTTGCTGTGCATATAATTGCGCTTCTCTCCAAGTGACACCTTTTTAGGAAGTTCAAAATATTTGATCTGCGAAATACCTGATTTTTCCACAAGATCCTTGATGCGGTCCGTACCGTCGTCCACAATGATCCATTCCATGCGATCTTTCGGATAAGTTTGGTTGCGAAAACACTGAAACATTGTTTCAATAAAGGGCCTTCTGTTAAATGTTGGCGTGCATACACTAACAATCGGATAAAACTTTTTTTTTAATACGGGCGTATGAGACTTTGCTTTGACCATTGTTTTGTTGTATATTGTTGGTTCGCTTTTTTTTAAGTTGTTTTAACGCGAGACTATACTATTTTTGATTTTCTCGATAATCTCACCAAACCCGAAATACTTGGAAACCGACAAAAGTCCGATAATGGCACCGACCAATGCAAACAAGTATGTTTTTAAAACGGATGATTGTATCTTCATTACAATCGGAATAATACTCGCAAAAACCCCGATGAAATACAAATAATGAATATCGTTAAAAAGAAAAGCAAAAAACTTTTCAATCTTGTTATTCTGGTTTTCCACAATAACTGGTCCAAAATTCAAATGATTATTAATCGCCGCCAATAATTCGGAAAATGATGTTACATTCGCATATGGCGACTTTGTATCAAATTTTTCTGTGAAATAAAAGTATATCATGCTGACAAAACAGTAGAAGATTAACAAACATGTCACAGCAAATGTCGACAAAGGAACTGTGATGGGATACAAAACGACCACATATACAAAAAGTCCAATCAAGAACAAAATTGGGTTCGCCACAATGAATGAGACAATCGGACCGCCCCCTTCTTCCAAAAACATTGTATACAACGCCTTGGTCAAAAAGAAGAAGAACAAAATCGAAATTAGTTTGTTGTTGTTTTTGTATCCAAATATGTATTTGAAAACCGTGTTCTTCTTTTGTTTCACAAGCCCTTCGAAAAACTGGATAATACTTTTGATTACCGGTTTCAAGTAAAAGTTACCAAGAATCAGAAAGAGGACAAAGACACTTCGATACTTGAAATACGAATTGTTGTCAATAAAGGTTTTGATACGGGTCGGGATCGATGTTGTTATCCAGATTGTCATGTTTTTCACAATTTCCACAAACCAATTGGTCGCAGGTTTCATCGGTATATTGTCGAGTTTCTTTTCAATCTCAAACAGTTTGTTATCTTCGACTGTCAGATTAAAATACAAATTGTATGCTAAATAAAACGATAGAAACGATGTAAACAGTGTGATCACCATATCTCCGACTATTTTGTCGTCTTTATTGCTACCGCTAGTGGTGGTGGTGGTGCCAGGTTTTGTTGCCTCGGTTGTATCGTTTGTTTTTGTCGGCGCCAAACCCTTAATATTGTCGAATCCCGATCCACCGATTGTATCCAAGGGTTCAACCGTGTTTCTAGCATCGATTGGTTCCAAATAAACTGATTTTAACATCGGCGGTTTGATTTTCTTTTCGGATTTTGTATTATTTTCAAAATTTTCTTTTGTCTCATGACTAAAGTTTTTTATCCATTCAGTTGACATAGTTTATATATATATATTGTATTACTTTGCATACAAAAGTCCACAGTAACCGCCTACAAATGACAACACATTGTATCTTTCCTCGAACAATTTCATATTGTAATTGTATTCATACAAACGCCAAGTCGGTGCACTTGTTGCAATCACCTCACCTTCCTCGTTACAAGTAATTTGGAAATCGTAGTTTTGCAAGTCGAGGAGCGGTACAAATGTTGTCAGTTCCAGTTCGACCGTCTTGAACTTTGACAAGTTAATCGCCCCCGTTGGCTGATACTCGGCCGCATTCGAATTCAAGCAAAAGTTGTAACAGTACAAACCATTATTCGATGATGCGCCCTTTCCTCTCGCGTACTTTTCAACATACTCAAACACCTCGCGTGGCATCAGATTTTCACGGTATTCGCCATTAAAAAGGATGCCCATGGTCTCCAGAATTTCTTTTTGGTTCTCCACAGTGTAATCATTCGTGACGAAATAACCAGTGTTTTTACCATCGGGATTAATCCAAGGTCCCAGTGGTTTTGTCACATCTTCGTCCAATGTAATGTTGGGATCTGTGCCTTCGATAGGCGCAGGGACTACATCGCTTGGCAGCGTTCTATACGGCCAATTTGTATAGTTGCTCCATTCGTTTCGCATATAAACATCGTTTCGTTGAAAATACCACATCCAATTCGACACCATACCGGTTGACTGGACTTTGATCTTTTTGGCGCCGGTTATATTTTCATAGTTGTATTCAATGATATCTTTTATCAGGTAAACCTGGTTTTCTCCCGTAAATGTTTTTGTCTCTTCTTTTGATAGGAAGCAATAAGTCGCTAAAATATGGATGTCAGCGTTCCAAGTATTCGATGTGTTGGGATAATTTGCGCGTTCTATGTTCACAGCAGGTGGCGTCTGCAAGAATCGGAATATCTGGAAACGGTCTTCTTTAAGATCGGGGCGCACATAGGGGTAGTTATTTGGAGTATCGAACACATCGCGCACTTGAAATAACTCCTCGATCGGTCTTAATGTCACGTTTATATACAATTCATTGTATTGCAAAGACGCCATCGGAAATGCGCATTTGCTGTCCATAGTGAACCACGCATTGATTGGTATATACAAATTGCGCCCACGGATCGACGGCTCAGATCCAAGCGTATTGTTTGTATAGTATGACGACGGATATGTGTTTGC